AAGAAGTTTGCGGGCGGAGGGCGTCATGAACCAGGCTACTACCAGAAGAAGCAGGTTGACAGCTCCTATACCAATGCCTGGAGCGCGGACAACGACACGTCGCGCCTTGATGAGGACGTGCTGACGGCTGACCTCAAGTGGAGATTCCTGCAGGCCAAGGGCATGCCGTTTGAGCCTGAATATAAGCGATGGGAGAGCCTTGTCGAGGCGATGCAGAGCGATAACGGCGGGCGCGGCGTCATTGACCTCGGCAGACCGGCGCCGCGCATGGCTGTGGGCTATGGCAATCTCCCAGACACTGGATTCGGGAGCTAGGCCATGGCCGATCCGACAATGGCGGACTTCCTTCAGGGAAGAACGCCAGCACCTTATATGCCGACTATATCTGAATTCACGACGCCGGGCGATCTGAAGCGCGAGCGAATCGCTCGGGCATTTGGATGGGATGCCGGCAATCCCGATCCGTATGCACAATGGGCCGAATTCGCAAGGCGCGCTGCGCTTACTCTGCCACTAGCTTTGCCAGCCATAAAAGGCGCTAGCGTCAAAGCATTATTTCCGGAAGTTCCACGTCCTATTAGGAACACACTTAGCGCAGCCGCAGCTGCGGAAACCGCCTCTCCAGTTGCCACGGACGAATACCACCGCTTGCAATGGCTGTGGAAGAAATAATGGGCCTCCTCCTCTCCCGCCGCCAGATGCCGCAGTTCAAGTGGCGCCCGCAGACTTTCCAGCAGGGCGCATCCTTCACGCTGCCGGCTCCCTATGGCGGCCTGAACCTCCGGGACGATATCACGGCGCTGAAGCCAAATGAAGCGCGGGTCTTGGAGAATTGGGTTCCGACCACGGGCCAGTTGGCATTCAGGTCAGGCAATAGCTTTTTCGCCGGGGGCATGGGCACTGGTGAGAGCAAGACGCGGGCCTCCATCATCGGCTTTTCGGCCTCGAAACTGCTTGCCGGGGCAGACGGACGCATCTTTGATGTGACCAGTGGGACGACCGGCTATACCGTCTCCGGAGTTACCACGTCCGCCAATGACACGTATACAAAAGTATACCTGCCGTTTACAGGGCTGGACGGCGGGACGACGATCAACGATCGCAATGCGGGCGGTTCGGCGCATACATGGGCGGCGGCCGGCAACGCCAATACCGATACCGCCCAGTTCAAATTCACGCCGACCTCGCTTGCGTGCGACGGGACCGGCGATTGGGTAACGACCAACGATCATGCCGACTTCACGCTCGGCACAAGCGCTTTTACCATCGATCTGCAGGTTCGGCCTGGCACGGACGGTGCCGTCATTCGCGCGGCCGGGCAAGCGGATTCCGGCCTCGCTGCCGCCACCTCCGCATGGTACATGGCGCGGAATGCATCCGATAAGTTTGAATTCTACCTGTCCAATGGATCGGCATTCACGACGCTTACCAGCACCACCAGCGTCGTAACCGGCTCCTGGTTTCATATTCGCGCGGTCAGATCAAGCAATACCATTTATCTGTTCGTGAACGGTGCTCTTGAGGCTTCATCTGCCTTCTCGGGAACCGTTCCGGATGTCTCCGTTGCGATGCGCGTGGGGGCTGCTGGAGAAAACACAACGACCCCTTGGAACGGCTGGATTGACGAATACAAGTTCGATGTCGGCATCGCGCGCAATACGGCCGCATTCACGGCGCCGACCTTGCCTAATGCCCCAACCGAAATGGCGACGGGGTTCAGTGAGGATCGTTGGCAGACGGCGCTCTATTCCGACCGGCTGTTTTTCGTCAACGGCATCGACAACCCGCAGGTCTACGATGGATCGACGGTTGCAGCAATAGCATGGGCGGGCGCCGGTCTTACCGATAACGACCTGATAAACATCGCGCTGGTGCGCAACCGTCTCTGGTTCTGCGAGAAGAATCAGGCATGGGTGTGGTATGGGGATGTCGGACAGATCACGGCGGCATCGAACCTGACCAAGTTCGACCTGAGCCAGATTGCCGGCGGCGGCTTTTGCATGGCGGTCGGTTCCTGGTCCGTGACGGACGCGGGTCAGGGAGCCGACGATTTCACCGTCTTTGTGATGAGTACGGGAGAAATCATCGTCTATCAGGGCGACCCGGCAACCACGTTCTCCAAGATCGGCAGTTACATGGGGGCGCCGCCCATTGGTCGGCAATGCCTTGTGAACGTCGGTGGCGAACTCGTCATCATAACCAGGCAGGGATTGTTGCCGGTATCGGCAGCCGTTCGGCAGGCACCGGGCAAGGCGCTCAATCTCTCCTCGATTGACCCATGGGGCAAGATCGCACCGGGCTTTGCCGACGATGCGGAGAGCGACGCGGCCAACGCCGGCTGGCATGGCGTCATGCACCTCGGCTATTTCTACGGGAACGTTCCGCAGACGGTCGGCTCTATCTCAAAGCAGTGGGTGCTCAATACGCGCACCGGAGGCTGGACGATCTTCAAGAACTGGAACGCCTCGCAGTTTGCATCATTCGGCGCCGACATCTACTTCGGAGCCATGACGGGCGGTCGCGTCATGAAGGTCAGCGGTGGCAATGACAATGGCGAGTCCATCACCTGCTATGCCGTCGGTTCCTTCCAATATCCGACGCGGACGCGATACGACAACGTTTATAATGGACTACGGCCAATCGTTCAATCGAGCGGCACTGTAACGGGCGTTGTTGGTGTGGATACGGACTTTATTATTCGCAGCATGAGCGGATCGACAGTAACGCTGTCCTCCAATTCCGGAGGAACGGCCTGGGGCAGCGCTTGGGGAAGCGCATGGGGCGGCGGCAGCGAGCCGATTACGGAATGGCTGGGCATCACGGGCGAGGGCGCTGCCGTAGCGGTGAAGCTGAGGGCCGAGGCGTCCAGCACGGATGTGCGGTGGTTCGCGTCTGATATCCTGTACAAGGCTGGCGGTCTCAGGGCGGCATGAGAGATGGCGGATTTCAGCCTAGCAGATCTACTACAAGGGCGCACGCCTCCGAATACGGCGCCTCCTTTCACGACTTACGGCAAGGGCTCCATTCAACAGACCATGCCGGCGCTCGGGCAGCACAACCTGCTAAGCCGCCTCGCGGCCTCGGTTGGGCAGCCGGCGTATGATATGGCGCAGCACGACGCTGCGGAACTGCGCCGTACGGGCCAAGTGCCGGAACGGAGCTTCGCTGAGCTGATGGGTGTCATGCCGTTCGGGCCATTCGGATCGGTGCGCATCCCCAACCCGATCAGAGGATGGCACGGTTCGCCGCGTCTGTTTGATCATCTCGACCTGCGGCAAGCTGGGTCTGCCGTTGGTTTGGGTCAAGGCCGCGGCGCTTACTTATCTTCCTCGCCTGATGTAGCCATTGGCTACATGGGAGGGGCGTCGTCGCGCGGTCACCTGTATGACGCCGATATCCACGCCACGCCGGACCAATTGATTAGATGGGATGATCAATTCGCACGGCAACCCGAGTTTATAAAGCGGGCTATCGATGATGCCTTCAGGCAATCAGGCCATCAGCCATTTTCAACCTGGACAGGCAACCGCGGTCGCGCATCCGATCAGTTCAGGGCATTGGAAAATGCGATAGGTGGCGAAGAAGCCGCAAGGGCTATGGCTGAACGCGGCGTGGCTGGCGTCGTCTTCCCGGAGTATAGGGGCGTAAACAGCTACTCCATCTTCTCTCCGGATGATACCGTCCAGATCATGAGGCGCCATGACGCCCCGCTCCCGCCCATGGCCGAAATCCTCCGCCGCTACGACACGGCGCTTGCTGACGCGGCGGTGCGGGCTCCAGTGCGCATCCCGAACCCGATCAGAGCATACCACGGATCACCTTACGCTTTCACGCAGTTTGATCCTCGCCATATCGGATCAGGCGAGGGCGGAGTGATGGAGGTTCCAGGTTTCCACTACAGCGAGAGTGAGGGATTTTCTGGACCTTATCGCCTCGCACGGGGCAATGGTCCTGGCCATATGTATCAGGTTGATATCCATGCTACACCGGAACAGTTCCTGGATTTTACGAGTCCATGGGGGGCACAAAGCGATCTGGCGCGGAGCGCATTCGCTCCATATGAAAATCTCGTCCATGCTCAGAGGTCAACAGCTCCGATGGCTGAGGTGCTGTTAGCCAATCCCAACAGTGATCAGTACCTTACTCCAGAAATGGCCACCACTCTCGCCAACCGGGGGCTTGCTGGCGTTCGTTACAGAGAGAATGGGATCACAAATCACATTGTATTCCCTGAGCAATTGCATCTGGTCGAAATCCTCCGCCGCTACGGCATCGCCGCCCCGGTAGCCGGAGGTGCAGCAGCAGCCTCTCTCATGGGCGACCAACAGCAGCAATGATCGTCCATGCACGGACGCCGGAGCAGGAAGCGCAGCTTGCCACTTTCATCGCCCAGGCCATTGGCATGGAGCATAAGAAGCTGGTCGGCGATATGCCTTACCATGCGATGGCTTCGATCCGGGAGAGTAAGCTGCTCGGAGTTGTGCTGTTCACTTCGTTTCGTGAGCAATCCATCGAAGCGCACGTCTGCGGCAAGCCTGGGTGGGTGACGCGGGCAGACCTAGCCGAAATGTTCGCCTATCCGTTCCGGCATCTTGGGGTATTGCGGGTCTGGAGCGTAATCGCCCGCAACAACAAGCCAGCTCGCAGCTTTATAGAACGGCTTGGATTCAGGGTAAAGTGCGTTCTGGACGATGAGTTCGGCGCAAATAAGGACGGCATCCTTTATGCCATGCGACGAGGGGAGTGCAAGTGGCTGCAATGAATCTCGCCGGGTTTTTGCGAGGCGGGGGACAGGTGCCTCCGATGCGCTATCCCGATGTCCATGACCGCAATACAATCAGCCCGGATGCTCTAATGCAAGACCAGCAAATGCGCCGGGACTATCCGGTCGAGCAAGATGAAATATCGGGCGAACGCTACGCCTTGATGCCGGCACCGGCCGCCCCGTCTCCGCCGCCACCCATTCCACCTTGGCAAACTCAGGTATTCCCTGCGCTGCCGCCTTGGCAGACGCAGGTGCTCCGCAACTACATGCAAGGACGCTAAACGATGGGGAAATCCGCGCCATCGGTTCCCAAGCCGCCCGATCCCGAAGAGACGGCAGCGGCCCAATACAAATATAACAAGCTGGCGTTTGAGGACGTTCTGCGGCAGGGGACGCTCAATCAGAATGCCCCATCCGGAAGCGTCAGCTATACTCGCGATCCGAACGGCAATCCAACCGGAGTTACTACGAGCCTAAGTCCCGCGCTGCAAGGCGCGTTTGATACGACCATCGGCGCGGCCGGTTCACAGCTTGGCATGCTGCCGACGGAAGCATTCAACCCGAANGTCAATGGCGCCGATATCCGCGATGCCTATGTGCGGCAGGGCCTCAATAATGTTGAGGACCTATGGAACCGGCAGGATCAAGCGCGCAATGTGACCTATGCCGAGCGCGGCTTGCCGATGGGTTCCGAAATCTATAACAATGCCGAGAATGAGGTTGCCAAGAACCGCAACGATTATCTCTCCCAGCTAAGCAACCAGGCATATCAAGCAGGCACGGCTGAGGAGCAGCGCCAGTTTGGGAACCAAATGACACAATACTTCACACCATTCCAGGCGGGGATCAGTGCACTTAACATGGGATCAGGCATCCTCGGGATGGTTCCCGGCGCCAATCCATTGCCCATCCAGAACCTGCAGCCTGGGAACTACGCCGACACTGCCAATCGCAATTATGCGGCGGCCGTGGCACAGTATAATCAGGATGCGGCGAATCAGAGCGCGGGACTCGGCAACTTCCTGAAGTTTGGCGGCTCAGTTCTTGGCTCGGCAATTCCTGGAGGTGGCACCATTGCAAGCTCGCTCTTTGGATTCTCAGACGCTGATCTCAAAGAGAACATCGAGCCCATTGGCGAACTCCATGATGGACAAGAGCCTCTGCCGATCTACGAATGGTCTTACAAGGGTGATCCGGAGCGGCATATCGGTCCAATGGCTCAGGATTTGGCCGAGACCAACCCGGAATTGGTTTATGAGCATCCGAGCGGCTATCTGATGATTGACATGAACGCGCCGACGCGGCCGTCGCTAGCGGCAGTGCTCAGGGCAGGAATGACAGGATAGAAACCATGGCAAACGATAATGGTTATGGCGGCCTGTTCGGCGGCCTTGGTGGCATGGGAATGGGCGGCATCATACCCATGCTGATGCAGGGTAAGTCAATGAGCTTGATTCCTATGCTCATGGGCCAAGGCAACGATCAGGGCGGCCAGCAGCAGGACCAGGGAACCCAGCAGCAACCAGTGGGGTTTCTCAATCAGGCGCCCGGCAACGGATTTCTAGGCGGCATGCCTTCGCTTGCGGATTACCTGCAAGGACGAATTCGTCGATAGGTAACGGGCTATGGATCAATCCGAATTCCTGCGCTCTGGCGGCGTAATCCCGCCATGGAATGGTGAGACTACCGCCGGTCGGTATCTGAGAGAACTGCGTGCGCTCCGCCAGAGCAATCAGGATATGCTGCGGCAGATAGAAGCCGAAACCGGGCACTCATTCGCTACGCCGGGCGGCGGCATCGGCTCCGATTACGCCGCGTCCCGGCCTTCTGCACCGCCTACCGGGTCTTACACATTGGGGCCGGTATATCCAGGCCAAAGTGCGGAGACGCCGGGATATGCGCCGCAGGGGCCTCCGGAAGTGGCATTTGCCGAAGGGGGGGCGCCAAACCCAGCACCGACCGCAACCCCATCAACTCCATTTGTATCGCCGCGTCCGTCACAGATCGATCCTGACGCCATTATGCGGGGCGCTCAATTGGCCCAAGCCGAGCGCCAGCCGTGGGAGACCACAACGCAACCGACCTCTAATCCTTACGTGGATGCCATTGCCGGCAACTTGGCCAACTTCGAACCGGCAGTAGCTCGGCCCGTCTCTATGGGACTGCTTGCCGGCATGGGGCCGCCCTTGCCGCCGCCGTCCCCGTCCTGGCTCTCCAATCCCCTTCAGCAGCGCCAACCTGGAATGCGGCGCGCTCAATACGGATTGACCTGACATGCCTGAACAGATTCAGAATATCCCGCTGGGGCTTCTCTCGGCAATCGCAACGCCCTATGCGCCCTATAACTCTGCGCTGCTGATGCAGCTGCCGGCTGTCTCTAGTACGCCGCGCCGCGCTCCGGCGCCGACTGACGCTCCGCCGTCGCGTGGGCCGGGGCAGGGCTTGCTCCCCAATCTGTTCAACAGCAGCGGCCCCTCCGGCTATACGCCTGAGGACGTGCAGAAGATCCTACAGGACCGGGCGAGCTATTACCAGAACTTTCCGATCACGCCTCAATGGAACGGCGGGAGAGGCCTTGGCGGCATCCTGCCGGGGATCGCCAATTTCGGTTCGGGCTTCATGGGCTCATATACTCAGGGTCAGCAGCTCGGCAACGCGCGGGAAAATGCGCGCATACGCAACGATGTTGCGCAAAGGGCTCTTGGTGCTACTACATTTGAGGACATCGTTAAAGCTCTTTCCGAGGGCCCGCCGGAATATCAGAGCACGGCGATTTCCGCGAGATTGGCTCAAGCCGCTAAGGACGAGGAGCNGCGCCGCCGCGCTGAATTGGCCAATAGCATCTGGGGCACACCGGGAGAGCAGCCAGCGCCTCCGGCAGCGGCATCCGCACCGTCTGCATCGGCAACACCGTCTGGACCGGCGCCTGCGATTGCTCCATCCCCATCCCCTTCGGGCGTTCCGGCCGATTATACCGATTCAACAGCGGGAATGC